GAAGATGCTACAACAAGATGGTATCTTCCAAACCTTGCGTGAACGTGAACGTTTTGAACAACCAAGCGCAAAGCGTAAGAAAGCCAAGGCACGTGCTCAAAAGCGTTGGCAGAAGAAGTTGAAAGAACTTCGCAATCTTGGTATTGCAAATTAAAGGATAATATAATGCGACATATTGCTGACACTAAACTTGATTTTAGTGATGTATTAATTGTGCCTAAACGTAGCACACTTGTTAGCCGTGATGAGGTAAGTCTTGAACGTCAATTTACTTTTCGTAATAGTGGAAAAAGTTGGTTAGGCAAACCAATAATCGGGGCAAATATGGACGGCGTTGGTACGTTCGAAATGGCAGAAGCACTTGCTGAACATAATTTAATGACAGCACTTCGCAAAAATTATAGTGTAGAAGAATTAATTCTTTGGATTGGAAGAACTGGATACAAAATCAATAACCATTGGGCATATGGTCTTGGTATTAAAGACGAAGATTATGAAAAATATAAACTTGTAAAAAGTAAAGTTCCCGAAGGTAATATTCGTATTGTTTGTATTGATGTTGCCAATGGTTATACTGAACGATTTATACAATTTGTGCGTAAATTTCGTCAAGAAAATCAAGGGGTTACAATTATTGCAGGTAATGTTGTTACACCTGAAATGACAGAGGAGTTAATTTTAAGTGGCGTCGATATTGTTAAAGTTGGTATTGGTCCTGGTAGCGTGTGCACTACTCGCATTAAAACTGGAGTGGGATATCCACAACTTTCGGCGGTTATCGAATGTGCAGATGCTGCTCACGGTCTTGGTGGACATATTATTAGTGATGGTGGCTGCACTTGCCCTGGTGATGTTTCTAAAGCCTTTGCTGGTGGTGCTGACTTTGTAATGTTAGGTGGTATGCTTGCTGGTCACGATCAAGGTGGCGGTGATGTTATTACAAAATATTACAAGACAAACGAATGCACTGTTGATGGTCAACCAATTTATTATGAAGAACGTCAATTTGTTCAATTCTATGGTATGAGTAGTCGTGCCGCTAATGACAAGCATAGTGGTGGTCTTAAAACATATCGTGCCGCAGAAGGTAAAGAGGTATTAGTTCCTTATCGTGGTGATGTAAATGATACTATTCAAGATATTCTTGGTGGTGTTCGTTCCACACTTACCTATACAGGTAGCCGCCGCCTTAAAGAACTATCTAAACGTTGCACTTTTATAAGTGTTCATAATCAAGTTAATAATATTTTTTCTAAAACCCCTTGACAAATTAAAAAAGAATGCTATATAAGGTTAGACGATGCCAAAGTTGGGTCGTCTAACTTACTCGCTTTTAGAAGGAGAAACAAAATGAGTAATCTACTTAAAGTATTTGATGGTTTTGACCATTTTAACCGCACTGCAATTGGTTTTGAACGCCTGTTTGATGACATGCTTCGTGTAAATTCAGTGCAAGTTCAGCAAAGTTATCCACCATATAACATCATTCGCAATAGTGATACTGACTACCAAATTGAAATTGCGGCGAGTGGATTTAGCGAAGATGACATTGACATCACGCTTAAGGATAATCAACTTGTAATTACTGGTGAAATCAAGAATGAAACCACTGCGGAATATGTTTTCCGTGGAATTGCAAGTCGTAAGTTTATCCGTACTTTTAACCTTGCTGACAATATGGAAGTCAAGACTGCCAAGATGCAGAATGGATTGCTTGTTGTTGATCTGGAGTTTCATATTCCAGAAGAACAGAAGCCCAAGAAAATAGCTATTGCAAAATCCAAGTAATAGTGTATAATAAAATCACAGTGGGCGAAAGCCCACTGTGGTAAATATATGTGATGGGAAAAATGAGCACAGACACCGCAACACGCAGTAAAGTAAAGGTTAATGTTCGCAATGACCTTACTCCACCGCCTAAATTTAAAGTCATTTTTATGAATGATAATGTAACCACTGTTGATTTTGTTATGGCAATTCTGCAAGAAATCTTTGATCATAGTTTTGAAGGTGCAGAAGAACTTACAAAGAAAATCCACGTTGATGGTAGTGCAAGCGTTGCTATTCTACCTTTTGAAATTGCTGAAAGCAAAGCTGTAGAAACTACACTACTTGCAAGAACAAATCAATTTCCTCTTGCTGTTAAAGTAGAACCAGAAGTTTAAAACTGAACTAATTTTGGAAAGTAGATATCACCAATTTTTTCGTCACTGCGACCACGTGGATGACAAATATATCTTATATCATCTATAGTTTCATCAACTGGTTTACGCACATGACCAAAGCACCATACTTTAATCTTTTTATTAGTATTAGCTAAATGCACAGTTTGCATTAAACTATTGCCAGCACGACCAAGATGTGCAGGATGCATATCTGGATTAATATAACGAAACTTGCGTAGTGGTGCAGTATGTGTGACTATTACAATATTATTGATACGTGGATCATTATTAAAAGTTTCTACTTGAGTATAAAGCATTTTTGCTTCTACTTTTGCCACAGCCATTATTTCAGCAAGTTTTTCTTCGTCACCATATAATTGTGTCATTTTTTCCCAACATTCCCAATTAGTTAATTCTGGTTGGCAAAAGTCATAAGTCCACCAACCATTACAACCACAAAATGCTGTATCATCTAATACAATTACACTTTTATGCAAATATGTAATATTATTATGTTCTGCAATACGTAACTGAAACTCGTTGTTATGATAATGTAGATCGCTATTATAACCGTGTTCGTGATTACCATCTACAAATATAACATGACGATAACTATTACTGATTTCTACAAGTTTATTATATGAATAATCCCAATCATTGCTTATATCACCTGCTACAACGCATACCAAACTTGTCCCTAAACCTTTCCATTTAAGATTTTGTTCAGGCAACCAAAAGTTTTCGTGAAGATCGGATACAAGATCAAAGTGCATTTTTTATTGATTTCCAATAATAATTATATATAATTGTGATATGAATATTATTTTTGACGCTAACATTGCCAAAGAAATGGCAGAAAAATATACTATTTTAGAACTTGATACAGTTATGCAACCAGGTTTAACTACACCTGTTACATTGCATGCTTTAGTAGAAATATCTAATATAGCTGAACTTGCTACTCTTGGTTTCTTTAAAGAAATGCATATTGATATGATTCAAGCATATAAACGTGGTGAATGGCTACGTGCAATAGAATTGGCTAATGGTTTGATGGGGCAATTTAATGGCGAACTTGATAGTTTTTATGAAAATGTTATTGACTTTTGCCAAGAATATGCTAAATTAAATAAAACTTGGGATGGTGTTAGACATACTGTTCCGAAAGAATAATGCCGTTGTAGCACAGTTGGTAGTTGCAGTTGCTTTGTAAGCATCAGGTCGTGAGTTCGAGTCCCACCAACGGCACCATTCATTAAGGACGCAAATGTTTAATTTCTTTCGTAAACCAAAAATTGAATTTTACCCAATTATTCCACAACTGATGGATACACATCCACCAGATAATGGTATGAAAGATTTAGCGTCAATTTTTAAAAAACTTAAACCAGTAAGAATTAATCCTGAATTACAACATTCTACAAAAGTTACAGCAAAAAATTGTCCTGCAGTTATAGAGTATTGCAAATATGGATATGTTTTCAAAGCATGGCAAGATATTAGAATTAAAACAAGTTCAGATGGTGAGAATTACGAGTGGAGCACACCTACAAATACTAATGTTTTTTTATCAAAACACTTTCAACAAAATACAAATTTTGATAAAGAGGTTTTTCATTTTTTGAAAGATACATATTATCCATATTTTCACAAAGAAAATTCATTTAAATATCTTTTACAAATTCCAACACGTTGGTGTATTAAATTACCTAAAGATTATGGAGCCTTATTTTTACCAGTATGGTATGATAATGAAGATAGGTTTACAGTAGTTCCTGGTTTGTTGCCAGCAGACACAGTTGAAGAAGTAAATGTTGTATTGCAATGGAACAGGTTAGGAACAGAAGAAATTATCAAAGCTGGAACACCACTTGTGCGAATTATACCATTTAAGATAGAAAAAAATGATGCCATATTCAGACAGGCTACTGAACGTGATGCATATACTTTCAGAAAATTTAATCTATTAAAGGGAAACCATTGGTAATGAAACACTACTATTTTTGGGATTGTTCATTAAATTTGTGGCTTCGCAAGAAGTTTGGTATTGACAAACCAGTTGCCCTTGAATGGGGTGGTTGGGATGAGTGGAAACATAAAGTTAAAAGTGAAAAGCCACTTGCATATTTTTTAACAGAAACTGTGCCACAGTTTTTAGATGATGTGCATTATAACATAACCGAATTATATAATAAACCATATCGTTATATTCGTAATCGTTTTGTATACAAAATACATATGTTACCAACTGGTCTTGAAGTAGGACAATGGTGGGATGACGATAGCCGCCTTGAAGGTGCTCTTATACAGTTGATTATTGACCATGTTGAGATTCAACTTGCTTGGCAAAATATGTATGATGAAAAAAAGTATAAGTGGGTAAAAGGTCGTTGTCCAGAAGCAGGTTTAGATTATCTTAATTGGGCATCTAAACTTACATATGATGAAAATGGTGGTGTTGGTCCTGAACATAAATCATATGGCAAACTAACTCATCAAGCAACTGGTGCAATTGAAGTTAAAAAATTATATGATTGGTGCAAGAATATTCGTCCTAATCGTCCTGAACCGCATGATGCCAGTGGTTGGAGTGCATATTGTGATGCATGCCGTGAAAACGCTAAAAAACACGGTTTAAGTGAATTTGCTTCTATCTTCAATCACAAATATGATACACCAGAAATTAGTAAGATGGGTGATATTGCAAGAAAAAAACTTACTAAAATAGAAAAACAATATGAAAAAGAGGACGAAGAAATGTTCATTCGTATTGTCAAAATTAGACATTACTTGTGGACTTGAGGATTTTTTTAACGGTAAGCACGAGAGTGCTGATACATTGGAGCGAGCGAAACTGATAACGTTAGTAGGGGAAATAAAAGTCTTCGAAGTATCCTTCCAAAGCGTTGCTGAATAGGTGTGAGACCTATATGAGTGGGTAAGTGTTCGGACGGCAGTCCTATAAAATCCTGCGTAATCAAGCCAATGTTAAAAACACTGTATGGGAGTGGCGAACCAGCCGTTAAAAAACCTCTTGACAATTAACTCCATATATATTATATTAAAGAATAACTAATGCAAATGGAGTTGACAATGTTGATTTTGGGTTATCGTGGAACAGTTGAATGGAGCAAGGTTCGTGCCGCTATTAAGCGTTGCACAACTATGACTGCACCAGATATTGAAAAACTTGTCAAGAATGTCAAGGAAGGCAAAAGCGAGTTAATTCCTAATGATCATATCCTTTATGAGGATTTGCGTGATCTTGGCTTGATTATCAAGTAATTTTTGTTCACTTTTCAATAAATATTACAGTATTGAAAAGTGAGAACGAATGATAACTGGTGATTATTGGTTAAAACTGCAACCAGTTGCTGAACCTGCCCGTTGGTTAGAACAAGCACAAGCCAAGCACGATATTATACAAAAGTTATTTGGTGGGTTGTATATTGAACCCACCAAAATACTTTTTACACATTTTAATCCATTAGTTCTCTTACTTGAAAAAGATTATGATTGTTGGGTTATTGGTGACCAAAGTTTAAAATATGCTTTCCAAAGCAGTGCTACTTTTATTGACCATATTGCACAAGTTAAAACAGCAGATGTCACGTTGGCACTTGATGAATACTTTACATTTGCACAGACTGAACAAGACCAACGTAATCTATTAAGTGACATTCAAAAGGTCACACGTGGTTATCTTGTTACAAGTTTACAAGATTACAAAAATAATGCACCACACAAACGCAATCACGTTGATAGCAGTATATATGGTGATACTATTCTATTAGAACAAAGTAAAACAGATAAAAATAATAAACAAAATTGGCAGACACATATATACTTTATAGAAAATAACCGTGATTTAACAGTAGTTGGTCCTATGGATCGTCGCACAATGTATTTTAAACAACTTGCAAAATACAGCAGTGACATTGGTGGAACTGATTATGTTATACAAAAGAATCTACTATATCGTGGTTTCTTTCGTAAAAATTACGAACATATTATTACTGTAAAGTTTTAAGGATGTCACTTGGTTGAAATTAATTTAGAAAGCACAATAAGTGCAACACTGCGTGGTGCAGTTGAAAATTATTTGCAAAATATAGACTTAAACAAAGTTATTGCAGATACACTACAACAGCAAATTAATAATGTTGTGATTAATTTAACTGGTAGAGTATATAATGAACTTATAAGCAAACGTGATTTACAAACTGAAATTACACAACTTGTTAATAATATTTTAAAAGACCAATTACTAGATGTTGGTTCTAAAAAAATTACAGAAATATTACGTGAACCAGATTTAAATCGTGTAATTGTAAGTAGTGTGCAAAGTGAAGTAAATCGTGCTGCAAGTAATTACAATTTTCCAAAAAATAGCATACCATTTAGTAGTATAAAAATGGATGATTGTGAGTTTAATGCAGCTTGGATTAATAATGGCATTTACAATGATTTTACAAGTATTGGTATAAAAGACAGTGCAAGTAAATTACAGCTTGAAGTTACAGATGATGGTATAATAACAACCAATAGTATTACTGCTGAAAATCTTTTAGTTGAAGATAATGCTTTTTTCAAAAACATTACAGTAGATGGTGATGTTATCTTAAATGGTAATATTTTAGAAAGTCCAGCATTACAAAAATATATTGAAAACCTTTCACATAGCACAAGTATAAAAAATATTGAAATGCTTAATACTCAAAATATTAATTTAAGTAATAGAAATATTGTAGACGGTGATCGTATATTGCTTTCTACAAATGCACTTGGACCACAAGTTTTAACAAGTAATTTACGTAAGGTAGGTAATTTACAAGAACTAGTTGTTAGTGGTCAAGCACTTATTGGTGAAACACTTGTAGTTAATAATGGTCACGTAGGTATCAACGGCGAAGAAACGCCTGGTGTCCTTACTATTTGGGATGAAGATGCAGAATTAAGTGTGCTTAAATATGGTAAGCGAAATATGTTTGTTGGTAGCACACGCCAAAATGATATCACATTAGGTAGTAACAATAATAATCAAATTATATTAAAGAATGATGGTGCTATAGAAATAAATGGTCAAATTCGTTTTAATGGTTTGTTGATTAATGTAGTAGATCGTATTCCAGAACGTGTTGGTGAACCAAGTGAGTTAGCAATTTTACGTGATGGTAGTGCTATATACAAATGCATAGGTCAATCAAGTTGGAGCAAAATTTAATGAAACAATTATGGTATGTAATTTTGAATTTTTTTGATAATGTTGTTTATACTCATAAAAGAAAAAAATTATTAAAAGAACTTAAAAAAAGAGATCCATTCATTTATTAAAATGTTACTTGGCATAAATGCAAATAATCACGATGCGAGTGTCGCACTTGTAAACAACAATAATATATTATTTGCAGGTCATGCAGAACGTTATAGTCGTGTTAAAAATGATAGTAATCTGAATAGTGCATTACTTGAAGATTGTTTCAGTTATGGCGAACCTACACAAATATATTGGTATGAAGAACCGTGGAAACATAGTATTCGCAATCTTGTAAGTGGTGAAAGACCTATATTTCGTGGTGTCAAATCATATCTTAAAC